CATTGCTCAAAGAGTACCTAAGCTTATCAGGAGAAGCTGATTTGGAAAAGGTGTCAAAATTCTCCTTGAAATGGGGTCAATATATGTCAAAGATAGATCTATTGACTAACTCTAACAGTGTTTCCATACATCAAATTGGATCATTGGAGATGTGTTCACACATTATCAACACTGGCGGAACTATCCTACTGTATGAAGGAACAGACAGCAGAGGGATTAGGCTGGTCTCTGACATTGACATACTTGCAATTTTGGGTGACGAGCTGGTTGCTATAGATGTTTGGTACCCTACTAAAATTAGGAATGATATGATTGACTACTATGGACTCATTGAATACACTCATGCTCCTAAATTGAAAACTCTTTCCACTTTCCTGGTTCAACACTGTATTCATAAGGTCCTCTCAACAAAACAAGCGCCTGTGGGGTTTGAAACTAATATAACCTTTCCATCTGTGGAATCCAGACATTTTGAACATGACTTTGACATAATGGATGATCATATCAGTGCCATAAAAGAATTAACTGTGTCAGATGTCAAGAATCTACTTGAACCTGTAGTGAACGTTTAAAACTGAAAAGAAAACAGGAGAGATCACAAGTTTAAACAAATTCGAGTCTCATTTCGATTTGGATGATTGTGTGAGAAGCCTTGGCAATAATGATGTGGACTCAGCACTACATTTTGAAAAGCTTCTGTCTACAGATATGGACTCCAAAGGTTTATACTCATTTGATTATTTCACGGACATGAATGAATGCCCCACAACATGCACAACTTCTATCCCTTTATGCGAATCAATCTCCATCACCAAGAATCCCATAGAAATTCTAAAGAACCTCTTAACTTTGCCTGGAACACACCTGGATCCCATATCAAAGGCCATCTTAAATTGTAATGGAGAAAATTTGGACACAAAAGTTACAGCATCTTTGGTTGGTGACTCAGACTCTACTGTGTACCTAATAGATTTCACAGATAGTGAGTTCTCCTCTTTGTTCTCATTTTCGTATGGAAAAGGGAGGGACTTGCCATACCACAAGACAGCAGAGAGTCAGCCAATAAAATATTCAGACATTGAAAGAAGATTCACAGAGCTTTGCGGTTGGAATGAAAGAAACTACAATGGCAACACTGAATACATACAGAACTTAATCCTGCTTAACAATTTGAACAGAATGCATAATGAAAACTCAAACTGCAGTGAAGTGGAATTCTGTTCCAACATGGTTGCTAGCTGCTCTGACTCTTTC